ATTGCAAGAACCCGCTGTGGGTCGAATCTTCCTGTGGGCTGAAGATTCACCAGAAAATGTTGTCACAGAGTCATATGAAGAAGATCAAACCCGATCAACGATTGTTCGGGTACGACAGAACACCGATGAAAATATCATTGATAAGTTCTTTGGTTTTCTTTTAAAGGTGGACTGAAAAAAAGCTGGAAAAGGTTTTCACCTTTCCTGGTGGGGAATGTTGGTTGCCTGGTCCTTCGGGGCCAGGTTGCCACTTTCTTTTTTAAAATTCAAGGGGATGAAATGTTTGAAAAAATTATGGACATCTTAGGACATGAAGCTGTGATGAATTTCATTCTGGGAATATTCGGATTGGTGATTACTTGGATTTTAAAAAGCGAACTTGTGGAAAAATACAACCTAACCAGGGCAGCGCTTGCAATAAAATCTGGTGTGATAGAAACATATCACTATTTGGTCAAAGGATTAAAAGCAGCTAGTGCCGATGGAACCCTGACTGAAGATGAAAAAGAAGAAGCCAGGAAAGATGCATACAACCGGGCCACACAGATATTCAAGGAAAAAGGCAAAGACCTTGCCAAGTATTATGGCCCCCGTGCTGCAGCTTCCCTGATTGAAAGATATGTGAACCAGGCAAAGAACGAATCCAAATATGAAAATAAAAAAGCAGGGATTGCAAAGGTTTTGCTGCCATTCCTGTTTTTGCCATTACTTGCCGGATGTTTTGGAAAAGAGCCACCCAAGGAAGTCAAAGATGCACAGAGAATAAGAACAGCTGCACTGGATTCCTATTCAAAAAATACCAAAACAATCCTGGCTGAAATTATCAAGGATATTTTCATCGGTGTTCTGTCGTACCCGAACAATCGTTGATCGGGTTTGATCTTCTTCATATGACTCTGTGACAACATTTTCTGGTGAATCTTCAGCCCACAGGAAGATTCGACCCACAGCGGGTTCTTGCAATGCAGCACTTGCCGGAATAAATGACAAGGCAGCAAAGGAACTTGACCACACCTGTGTGGGTGAAAACGCTGATTCACCTTCTGGGTTCTGGTCATAAATTCCACGGCCCACAATGATCTGATCCACACCAATCATATCAGCAATCAAACCAGATATGACTGCCTGGGTTGTCACCACAACATTTTTCATTCCATCCAAAATGCCGGTATTCTTTCGCATCTGTTTCCACACTGTCCGGTTGATGGTCAGGGTGTTTGCTTCCATACCGGTGTTTTCAAAAACCTTATCCAATCCGGTTTGAATATCACCGATGATGTCAGCACTGGCATCACTCCACACTGTTGATGTGTCCAGGAACAAATCGGACCCGGCCCATGTGGTTGTGTTGAAAACCTTTGCGGCCACTCTGATTTCCTGTTCACGCAACAGCTGGAACATGATTTTTTTGGCTATCTGCATTTCAGCATCAAAGTCATTCTGAAAGCGCTTTCTGGCTTTGATGGACACAGGGCCTTCCAAACCATTTTCAACACAAGAGTATTGAATGTCTTCAGCTTTCAAACCCACCCGATTATATCGGGCATTATCACCACGCAAAGTTTCTGCACGGGCTGTCATTGTTTTCCGCACGATTGCGGAGTATTTCGCACTCTCAACATTCACAGGGGTCAACAACAAAACCCGTGTTGCAATGTAATTGTCAAGACTGTCAATATATTGCTGCAGTGCTTCGGCAATATCTAACCGGGGAACACCGTAGGTTGGATATTCAATAGCTGCCATCTTTTTCCTTTCTTAACTTTTTTTTTCAAATCCCTCAAGTTTTAGCCTTGCAGGGTCACACGCTCAATCAGGACCAGCCTTCACCAATGCTTGTGTCAAGGAAGCATTCAATCTGATCCCCATCTGCCCCTGCAACCTGAAGGGCCTTGCCAATAATTACACCACTGACGCTGGTGGACACTTTACCATCATTAGCACCATAAATATCTGCGCCCAATGCAATAGCAGCTGCAGCTGTACAAATTTTAGTTCCACCATCTTTTTTATCTTTCACACTGATGGGGCGGCCTTGTACCGCACTTTCTTGTGTGATCCCAACAAACCAATCACCAGCATCTGCATATTCCACATTTCGTGAAGCTGCAGTAAATTTGACCCGCCGATATAAAAGCAGATCCTCATTTGCTGGGAAAGTCATTGGGCTTTCAGATTGCTGTGCCATTTTCTTTTCCTTTCAGTTTTTTTAAAAATTAAACAATGCAAAAAAATTGACCGCTTGCCTTCACTTCTTTTTGGCGTTCTTAATGTCTTTATACGCTTTCAAAAGTTCAGGTTTTTCTGTGGCAAGTGTTCCGGCTGCAACCTCATAGGTTGTGCCTTCAGCCCTTGCCTTTGCCTGGGCTTGTTCATGAAAGTTCCCGGTTTTCTCAACAGTCGGGGCATCTTCATATTCGGCAGCTTCTTCTTCACCCTGTTCTGAAAAGGCAGCCAGCCTTGTTTTCAGTTCAGCATTTTCTACTTTCAGGGATTTGTTGAATTCTGCCTGTGCCTGGTCAAAGGTCAAACCCTTTGCAAACCAAATGCCACCTTGATCACCAAATTCTTTCAGGAACTTTTCACCTTCTGACAATTCAGCCGGTTCATCTTTTGCGCTGGCTTCAGCCGGTGCATCTTTTGATCCTGCATCTTCGCCTTCAGATTCACTGTCACCACCATCAGCTTCACCATCACTGGCTTCACTGTCGCTGGCTTCGGTTCCTTCACCTTCGGTGTCAGCTAGCGCTTCACCATCACCTTCACCACCATCTGGTGTGTGAGGTATTTGACTTTCTTCATCATTGGCATCTGCCAATTCAGATTCATTTTTTTCAATCTCAGTTTCTTCCGGCATTTCTCCACCCTTCCGTTTCTTGTATTCTTCATACCTTGACATGAATTCATCAACCACACCAGGGCTGCCATGAATCAAGTCAAATATTTCAGGGTGGGTGTCGAAAAAGCTGGACATCTGCCCCGCCCACGTTGATTGATTAAATTTTGAGAATAGGCCATTTGTGGCAGCGCCTTCATCCACCAGGTCACTTGCCCGAAGTTTTGACATTGTGGTGAATAGCTTTGCCCCAGGCTTCACTCTGGTGCCATCATCCACATAAACATATCCACCCCTGTCGGTGTATCTTTTATTTCCTTTTTTATCTTTCGTGTATGTTCCACCTGGTTCAAAAACAATGCTGTTTCCAAATGCATCAGGATCATCAGCTGCAAGTTCTAAGATATATTTATGAAGGTTTCCATGGGGGGTGTCCTTTGCTGCATTGCTCAAAAACAAATCAGCACGGGCAACTGCTTTTCCCTTTTTTTCGTTGTCAGCTCTGAAATTCTTGAACCGACCAACAAAAGTTCCAAGGGCTTCAGATGACATTGATGGATGACCAAACCTTGCCTTGACCCCTTTATTGCCAAATGACTTTCCACCATCCACCAGATCATCAATGAAGTCACCATCAAGCCAAACACCATGGCCTTTGGCAATAATGCCCTTTTCCATATCAACTTTTCCTGGTCGCAAATATAAAAAACCAGAAAGGGCAAGCTCTGCTTTTGGTGCGTCAATTATTGCTGTTGGCATTTTCATCATCCTCTTCTTCATTGGGCTGGATCACAACTTTTTCCACTTGCCCTGGTCCGATGTCACGTTCATCCATATATATTTTTTCAGCTTGAAGTTCATCAGCTATTTCAAAGAAATCCTGGCCCTGGCCTTTTGTCACCCGCTGCCTGGAAGTCAAACCTTCAGCAATTGCTTCACGCTGTGCCTTGACTTCTTTCAGTGGATCAATCCAAGGAATACCACATGGAATCCACTCCCATTTAATATCCCTGATCTGTGTGACCCCTGCAGGCAATGGAAGCAAACCTGTGGCAATCCATGTCTGAACCTTCCACAAAGTGATCCAGTCCAGAAGTTCCACATTATCGGCTCTTTTATCTTCTGCAGATTTTTCATACTGAAGAATGGCCTGCCTGGACCCTGAATAGTTTGTGAAGTTTTCAGCATAAAAGCTGTAGGGAATATCAAGGCATTTTAAAGCCACCTGGATCATCTGTTCACAGTAGGCTTGCATTTCAGTTGATGGTGTTTTTGATTCCAGTATTTTTGCATCATCGCCATCATCCAGATCCAGATGAAAGGTTCCCCCTGGCCCCCCGAAATTAATATCATATCGGGGTTCACCATTTTCATCTGTGGTTGATTGTGGCGCTCCATCAACTAAAGATTGATCTGAATCCCTGAAGGTCACCAGGCCAAACAGCTGTGAAACTTTCACCTTTGCCAGGGCATAGGTCATGCCTTCATATAAATCCTGGTAGGTGTTGATCGCTGAAGCCATCCGGCTGATGCCACGCACCTGGTCAAACCGATCAAAGTATCCCAGATGGAAAAAGTTGTGATCCAGCCCAATGAAGAAGAGGATGATGAAAATGCCAACAGCAATAATTGACGCACCAAAAGCAGAGCTTGCCCTTTCTGGTTTTTTATATTTGCGACCAGGAAAAGTTGATATGGAAAAGGGCATTATT